TTCATTCTGCTTTTCCTGTATTCGGATTAACTTCGGCTGGATTGTTGATTTATTAAACACATAGTCAAGTGTATCGCTTGTAGCCCTGTTAGTCATCTCTCCAAACCCTAACTGAACTAATGACACACCATAAATACATAGTATCTCTTTGGCTGTCTCTTTCCTGCCCTCTATATAGCTCAATTCCCGCGGGCTTAGTCCAATCTTGTTTGCTTTTAATCCGCTATCTAATACTGCAGTGTTTCCAGCACCGCCCTTTTTAAACTTCTTCCAGAAAGACATCAGCCTTTTATATGCCTCATCTCCAAGTTTTTTGTCTGTCTCTAATACTGTTCCCGGCAATGCTCCATTTTTAAACAGATTTACCTCCAACTCTTTTTGGTACTTGTCTGAATCAATACTATATGATCCTGCTTGCATCGGACTGAATCCATAATACAAATCACTAAGATTCGGATACTTATATTGTATTACTTCTTCATAGGCTAGTTTAATCATAGTTTGTTTCGGTTGGTATATATAACCAGCCACTAGGCTCGTTGCATCTGGGATGACCTTGACATACTGTCCCTGCAATACCCATATCTCTCCGGGTAGTCCTGCACCATTAGGTCTTAAATACCAATAACAATTACCTATGATATCAAGATATAGACTTGTTAACTCCCACAATTCAAAGCCATTCATCATAGGATTAACCGCCTTAATTAGTTCTAAATATGGATGTTCGTTTACTTCCTCTACCTCATACCCCTTTTGCACCCATAACTTAACTAGATTGCCCTCATATGTTTTATCTTTAACTAGCTCTTTGATTTGCTTACTTAACTTCGGGGATCCTTTTACTGCTTTCTTCTTATATAATCTCAATGGTACTCTTGCTACACTTCTTGCTATTACTCCTGCCGCCGCATATTGCCAGCTTCTATAATTCTCAATCATAGCCTGATAGTCGCCTGATTGTAGCCTACCCCTACTATTATCGCCTACACCTATTGAACTTGCTACTACTGGGTTAACCTCACTCTTTATTACACTTACTGGGTCAATCTTGCCATTCATTATACCTACTGCCGTTTTTAATCTATCTTTTATATTCATAATTTAACCTCGCAATGTTCCACATCTTGTTTATGTCCACACTTGGGACACACAAACTTACCCTGCCCATCTACAATCTTGAATTCTAGCATAGTCTTGCATTTTGGGCAACTCATATTATTCTCATTAGAGCGGATAGAGAGAATCGAACTCTCATAACCAGTTTGGAAGACTGGGTCTCTACCATTAAGTTATACCCGCAACAAGAGCCGGAAAGAGGAATTGAACCCCTAACATCCTCATTACAAGTGAGGCGCTCTACCCGTTGAGCTACACCGGCAATTTTATTCAATATCTCTCACTCCCCATAGTTCTGCAAGACTCGCATATATTTACATTATCCATCTCGCTCTCTGGCTTTTCTTTATGACAAACGATACACTTAACTTGTTTCTCTTTATTCTTAACATTACGCTTTAATTGTAGCTTTGCTTCTGCTATACAATCTCTAATATCAGCTTTAACCTGTCTGATAGTTTCATTTGTCTTAGTTATCTTAGCATATAGGTTGAGCATTGTTTTAGTATCCTTCTTGTCTTTATTTATGCGTTCTCGAAGTTTATCAGCATTTGGCAATCCAAGAATAGATATAAGCTCTTTGTCAAAGTGTTTGATTTCCTTATGTAAGTATTCAATATATTCTTTATCCATTATCATATCAAACGTATTGAGGGTTCACTGTCTTCGCCATGCCCTAAGTAATATCTTATACCGTCCATGTTATGATCCCTAAAGGGTACTGGCTCATCAAGTACATTACCATGCCTATCCTCCCGCCATTTATAACCACGTATCTCTTTGATAATGTTCGTACTCCTTTTTGTGATATGGAGCTTATGTCTTTTTACTCTATCAATACCTATCTTAACACTACCCTTACCCTTAATGCAAGCAAAAATATTAAACCCTGCATTGTCTATCTCTTCTATCCTCTGTGGCTCTGCACAATCTGCTATTATCTCATCGTTCTTATTCTTTATTAAATCTTTTAGTCTTGTTATTAAATCTGAATTTGTTAATCCACTTTCATATAGTGTCTCATCAACATATATCTCTTGATCCTTTTCTCCAATCATAGGTAGCGCAGTCGGGTTGTTGAACCCAAAGTCCAATCCATAACCAACCTTATCACATTCAGGAAACTCATCAACTATATCCCAATTCTTATATATGATATTCTCCGGTGATGCCCAAATACCCTGTCCGTATATCTTCCAGTATGTTATATCCTGCGCTTTAAGGCTCTCAATCTCTTTTATGTAGTCATCTGTATTAAAAGGATTATCTCTATATGTACTATGATTAACCGCTGTGTTCTCTGGAGGATTATCTGTTATCTCTTTTAGAAATCCCTGCTCATCAACTGGATTAAACGTGAAGAATAGCTGATTAATGCCATTCTTATTCTCTCCCCTACACCTTAACCCTAATTGTAAATAATCATCCTTTGTTAGCTCTGTTGCTTCTTCTCCCCAAGCATAATTTATATTCTCTATGCTCTTTAACTTCTCTGGATCATCAAGGGGAATGAAGAACATTTGATTGCTACCAACTGTCAATGTTAGGTCTGATTTATTAATAACACATCCGGGCAATTCATATTTCTTAATAAGATCATTTATTAATAGCCAAGCTGATTTCTTTAATGCGGGTCTTGTCTTGCGGGTGATAATGATTCGTATGTCTTGCTCTTTGTATAGCTTCTCTAATAAAAGGAATTGTGCTGTGCTCCATGATTTACTCGAACCGGCAGAACCAAATAGAAGATTGACACGTTTCTTTGTCTCTAATAGGAATTTATAACATTTCTCTGCATGTTCTACCTCAATCTGTCTTGTCATATTAGATTTTTAATACTCCTTGAGCAAGTCTCTTTTTTATTATGTCAATATGTTTTTGTTCTTTTTCTATAAGAATAAACTTCCTGTTGAGATTTTGGCAAGCTACCCCTGTTGTTCCACTTCCTGCACAATTATCTAAAACTGTGTCGCCTTTATTGGTGTAGGTTTTTATAAGGTATTCAAAAAGAGATATAGGTTTTTGTGTGGGGTGAAAACGATTTAATAATTCTCTTTTTGCATAAATCACTGTTGTTGGATAACTTCTTCCATGATTATTATATTGATAGTCTTTTAAATCAGTACCTGTAATTTTATCAATAACTCCTTTTCTTTTAGTTACAATGCTTCTTGCTTTTGTAAATTGAGGATTATATTTTATTCTTTTCTTACCAAAAACTAATACATTCTCGTGAATTTTTAACGGAGCAATATCTTTTAACATTTGATTTGTTCCCTGTTCCTTCTCCCATATCCACTCATATTTAAACATATCTAAATTACTCATAACTAGCTTACTCGTAAAAGGTTGGCTTGCTGTTAATACTATCGCACCATTATCTTTAATAATTCGCTTATACTGCACCCACAACGGCTCAAAAGGAATTATGGTGTCCCAAGAACAAGCCGTCGTACCATAAGGCAAATCACATAATATCATATCAACCGACTTATTAGCTATTTCAGGCATTATCTCAAGACAATCTCCGCAGATAATTGTATTAAGCTTTATCATCTTTACTCTTTCTATATGTATGAACTATCTCTATACCGCCCTCATGCTGCACCCTGCTGTCTATCTTCTCGCTCCAGTCAAGGAAGTATTGTAACCATAGCTTGATGTCTGATGTCTTGCCCTCTTTCATGGTCATGTTGTAGAATTTGGCTATTACGTTGGTTGTTTTCTGCCTGCCCCAATGTCTCCACTCTCCCTCTACAATTTTCCAAAAAGAGTCCTTTTTCTTCCAGTCGCTAAGTGTATCTTGATGCACTCCGAACTTTTTAGCAAACTCTCCCTGTGTCTTTATATCTCTAAATGGTTCTGGTATAGCCATCCATTTTGCAAACTCATTAAATACAAGTGGTTTGACTAATGCCTTATTTTTAGGATTTTTAGGATTGCTTTCACTCATGCTATTTTCTCTGCTTTCTTGTCGCCATCTTTCCATTTATAACCACACTTCGGACATACATTTTCTTTTTCTATATCCTCTCCAACTGGCATATCATCAACCTTATCATTTAATCCAAACATTTCTTCTAAATCAAATCCAATATCTTCTAATAGATTATCGTCAAAGTTCGCTAAGAGGTCAATATCCCACTCTCCTTGATTAAAGTTTAACCTCAAATTAAGCTCTTTCTCTTTTTCTATATCTGAAATATCTACATAAACAACAGGCACGGTCTCAAACTTCATATCTATTGCCACTCTTAATCTGAAATGACCACCTATCACAATGTTTTTTCTACTCTCTGCGGAGTTAACAACTAAAGGATCAACAAACCCGAATTCCTTTAAACTCTTTTTTAAATCATTATATTGTGATTTTGATGCTTTTCTTGGATTATATTCAGAAGGCCTGAGTGTGTTTATGTCTACCTGAACTATTTCTATATTCTTACTTTCCATGTATTATCTCCTTACTCCCTTATAGCATATTTATTGTTATTTTGTCAATTACACTCTTTATCAACCCATACACATATATAGGAAGACAGCATAATAGTAGTGTGCCTATTAATATAATCGCAAATAGATATTCTAGGGGTTTCATATTTCCTTTGTCCTCTTTTCAACAATACTATGTATAAAATCAATACATGATATAAGCCCTGTATATTCTTCAATATGTCCAAAAAAGTCATCATCATCATTTTTACACTCACTATCGTCTATATCTAGTATTTTAAAAATAAATGGAAGCAAATCAATATAAAGACCATCTAAAGAACTATTCATGCCTAATATTCCTTCCATTTCGGTAATTTTGATATTATATTCTGCGTTCACTTGCAAGATTCCCGCCAAAGCACTAACTAATTTATCATCTACATTTCTCATTATCTATCTCCTTTATAT